GGGAACTGATACTGCACAGAATGACATATTGACTGTAATGCAGACTCCTTTAGCTTCATTGACTACAGTGGGTATGGGGGATGTAGTGTACGTTAATACTATGTATACTCCTGAACTTAGTCCATATGTACAAGTGTTTCACTTACCTGCACCTATGTATCAAGCAAGTCTAGGTACTTATGGGCAGTATAGATATGATGGAATATTTCAAGTAGATGTGAATGTTCCAGCAGGTTCAGGCAGAACAGTAGTGAATCCTATATTAGCTGAGATAAAGGAAATTTACAAACCAGGGACTCTGTTGACAAATGAGAATATATCAGTAAGATGTAAAGCAGTATGGGAATCAACTCCATATGAGGAGAATGGCTGGTATACAGTCCCCATCAATGTGAGATACTATACGTATACTGAAAATTAATTGGAGGATATTATGGCATTTAGTTCAGGTGCACAAAGAGATTTATATTATGTAGTGGAAGATTCGTATGGCGTACCACCTAATGTGGTGGCAATGACTGAAGTACGAAATACTGAAGATACAATCAGTTTGGTAAGGGATAGTTTTGTTTCCGATGAAAGACGAGGGGACAGGGGTATTCATGACATGAGATTAGGAAATAAACAGCCAGCAGGTGATATTTCCTTTGAGTTTAGCTATGGTGCTTTTGATGACTTTTTAGAAGGTGCTTTAGGTGGCACATGGACTTCCAATGTGCTGAAAAAGGGAAGCACATTAAAGAGCTTTGCTATAGAGAAAGCATTTACTGACATTGGAGAATATCAGTATTACACAGGTGGTGTAGTCAATACATTCAATCTGGAGATTGCCCCTAACGCAATGATTACTGGTAGCTTCGGTATGCTGTTCAAGGACGCTGAAAACGGTACAGTAGCCTATCATGATTCGGTTAGTGGGGTAAGTACCTATAGACCGTTCGACGGCTTTACAGGAAGCATTTTAGAGGGTGGTGGCTCGATTGCAGAAGTGTCTAGTATGAGTCTGAGTTTAGACAATGGCTTTGAAAGAAACTTTGTATTAATGAGCAATTCTGCACCTCAAATGACTAGTGGAAAATCAAATATCACAGGTAGTGTGACACTGTATTTTGCTAACAGCACCGTGTATGACAAGTTTGTGAATGAAACTGAATCTAGTCTGGCAATCACATTAGAGGACAATCTAGGAAACTCTTATGAGATTAGTCTACCAAGAATAAAGTACACAAGTGCGGATACTCCGGTTTCAAGTGACGGAGCAATTATCAACACAATGAATTTTCAAGCATTGGACGATGTGGCACAAGCAAGTAATATTGTTATTACTCGTACCACTGCATAACATAGGAGAGTATTATGGCATTTAGTTCAGGAGCACAAAGAGATTTATACTACGCTAAAGAGACATCATACGGTGTAAGGCCTTCCCCATTGGACATGACCGAGGTGAGAAACACTGAGGACACAATCAGTCTAGTGAGAGATAGTTTTGTATCAGATGAGCGTAGAGGTGATAGGGGTATTCATGATATGCGGTTGGGCAATAAGCAACCTGCCGGAGACATATCATTTGAATTTAGCTATGGGGCATTTGACGACTTTTTGTTAGCAGGGTTAGGTGCTTCCGCATGGGTTGCTCCTTATACTGATTTGACAGTGGATGTCACTGTTGATGCAGATGAAAAGACTTATACACGAGCAACCGGAAGTTGGTTGACAAGTGGAGTGAAAGTCGGGGATACTATTACAGTAACAGGATTAACTACTACAGAAGACAACATTACTGCCAAGGTTACAGAGGTAACTGCTACTATACTAACATTTGGTGATGCAACAGGTTTAGTAGATATTACAGTAGCCGAGGAAGGCGTGTTCAATACTGATGCACGAGTAATAAAGAAAGGGAGCACAGTAACGAGTTTTGCTATAGAGAAGGCTTTCACCGATGTGAATGAGTATCAACTTTATACAGGTGGAATTGTCAATACAGTGAACTTAGAGGTTTCCCCCAATGCAATGATTACAGGTAGTTTTGGAATGATGTTTCAAGATGCAGAGAATGGTGGCACTGTGTATCACAATGATGTTACAGGTGTTGTTACTAATAGACCATTTGACGCATTTACTGGATATATTAAAGAGAATGACACAACTAACAGCATAGCATCGAGCTTATCAATTTCATTGGACAATGGTTTTGAAAGAAACTTTGTGCTTATGCAGAACACAGCACCACAGATGACTAGTGGCAAGTCGAATGTCACAGGCAGTGTCACCCTTTACTTTTCAGACAGTATCATATATGATAAGTTTGTGAATGAAACAGAGTCAAGCATTGAATTGCGTTTAGCAGACGATGATAACAATGGGTATGTAATTACATTGCCTAGAATTAAATACACGAGTGCTGACACTCCAGTTTCTAGTGATGGAGCAATCATAAATACGATGAATTTTCAAGCATTGGATGACGAGACAGAGGAAAGCAATATTATTATTAGGCGACAACCTAAGATAGCATAGGAGATATAAATGACAGAGACGAAAGAGGTGAAAGGTATGGTAGATTTTACAAAGTATTCAGTTAAGGAATTGGCGAACGCAGGGGTAGATTTCAAGTTGGTTGATGATAGCACAGGCGAGGAATTGCCAGTTAAT